GTTACATTTGCTTTTATACCCTCAATAGCATTTAAGTCTGATACAAAATCTGTAGTTGCTAATTGATTAAGATCACTAACTATATCTGTTGTAGCTAAAATGTTTAAATCTTCTACTATTGCAGTTGTAGCTAATGTATTTAAATCAGAAACAAAATCAGATGTAATTAAACTTGAAACTCCAGCTACAGAATTAATATTAGAAATATTTGATGCTATAGTTGAAATATTACTATTAGCAGAAGCTACTGCATTTATATTAGTTGCATTTCCAGCTACGCTTGTAACATTGCTACTTATACCAGCCACAGTTGAAATATCACTAGCTATACCTGATAGTGTTGCAAGACCATCTGAAGATACTGTAGTTTCAATATTACCACTACTATCAAATCCTAACATTTTAGATTGTCTAGTTGCTTTAGCTGGTAATGTAATTGTAGATGAAACTGTATCTGTATCTAATAATTTAACTGATCTATCTGATTGTTGTTTTATATCAGACAACATAGATGTCATTGTATCTAGTTGTGTATTTAAAGCTGTTATATCAAAAGCACCTGTTGTTGGAAAATCAGAAGTTCTTTCTAAAACTATATCTCTAATAATAACTATTGAATCATTTACTGTAGCACCAGCACCAAGAGTTACTGTACCACCTGAACCAAATTCATATGCATCATCAGAAGCAGAAGCAGTACCAGTTATTTTATATTGTGATGCTGAAGATGGACTAGCATTATAAGTTAATAATGTTCCATTCTTATATACTTTAACATCTGCTACTTTAAAAAATTCAAAGCCAATAGTAAACGCAGTTTGACCTGCTGTAGCAGTATATGTATTTCTAGGTGTATTTTTATTACTCGCTATAGTCATATTAATTTACCACATCATACAGTGCATCTGATCCTGCATTCCATATGTTTTTAAATTTTTTATCCCAATATAACAGATTTTGCAAGGGAATCATACGCCTTAAAGTATTTGATCTTTCATCCCATCCGCTATCTGTACCAAAAGCAAATAAAAAATCAGCAATAATTGATGGCCCTGCTCCTGTAAATTCTCCAATAACATCAGCAGTATCAGGATCGCCAAATCTTAATTCTTGTCCTAATGCTGGTCTTAATCCTGCACCACCTCTTGTTATTGTTTCTAACATAAAGTTAGCATCTGAAAATATACCAAATACACCTGATAATTCTAATGCTCTAATCATTTTTTCTTCTGTAGATTTTTGTGTCCAATATCTAGGATTCTTCATGTAATCTCCTAACATAGCTAAACCTACCATAGTAGCCATTCCCATTATAGGAGCGGCATCTCTACCTTGTAATCCTGATATTAATAATTTTCTGTTAGCGGCAATACCCCAAGAAAAGAATTGAAATGGTAATCCTAAATATGCATTACTTAATTTACCACCTAGTCTTGTTTCTTGATAACCTAACATTTTACCAAATGAACCAAGACTTTTAAATATAGCATTTGATGTTTTAGAATTTAATCTAATAACACCTTGCATCATATTAAATTTATCTGTAGCTGTTGGTGTTATAATAGTTCTTTGAACATCTCCCCATATAGCTTGTTGCATTTTACTTCTAGCTTGTTTACCACCAGTTTTAGTACCCCATTGATTATAATTTGCATACAAAGTTCCATATTTTAAATCTTTTTCAAATGGCATTTGTGCAATAAGTTTTGCTGATTTTTCATCAATACCATAACTAATTAATCTTTTCTTATCAAAATCACTAGCAGTGCCTTTACTCCATTTAATACTATCTTCTAAAAATCTATGTGCCGCTACCATAGAATGAATTTGTTTCCACATTTGTGTATGAAAAGTAAGTAAGTTTAAAAAATAAAATGGGCCTTGTGCTTTGTTTAAACCTGATGCTATTTTATCAAATACTTTATTAAATTTACCTTTACCAAATCCTTGTATTTGACCACCTGTTTCTTGAAATCTTAGTCTAGCTGAACCCATTTGCGATTCAATAATAGGTGTCATCCATCTTATTTGTTGTAATGCTTCTCCATATAATGCTGTATTTTGTGCATGAGATTTAAAAGCTACATTAAATGTTTTACCAAAACCAGCAGTCATAAATGGTCTAGCCATATCAGGAAATGCTGAAAATATTACTTTACCCATGTATGCTAAACTTGCCCAATCTCTTAATGCTTGTGCTGATCTTCTTCCAAATGATGCAGGGTCTTGTGTAGATAATCCACCCATCATTGTATCTTTAGCATCTTCAAATGCATTTAATGTTTCATTAATTTTAGTATTGTCTTTTTCTGATTTAAGTTGTTTTTTAATTAACTTTCTTTCCATTTGGTATAAATGTATTTCCATATGTTTATCTCCAAAGGTTCTAGCTACTTCTACAGCTTTACTCATTCTTTGATTGTAGTTATTCATTAATGCTACTACATCTGTTTCTACAAATTCTTTTACATCTTTAGTTGGTATATCTAAAACTCTTGACATCAATGGTCTTACACCTGCTTTAAATACTCCATCAGTATTAAAGTCATATCCAAGAATACTATCTCCATCCATTGTATTAGCTTCTGTATCTACAATTCTATTGTATGTATTTTCTACTCTTGCTTCGATAGCTACAGGATCAGTAGAGTAATTAATAGTTTTATCTCCTACTCTTTTAAAAGGATATTTAACATAATGCATTCTTAATTTAGCTTTAAACAATTTAGGGTTAGCTAAAATTTTATCTCTTGCAAATAAACGATTTATATATTCTTCAGGGTTTGTATATGGTGGAGAGATAGTTCCATCTTCTAATTCTTTTTGTATTTCTTTAACTGCTTTTTTTCTTTTCTGTAAATAAGATAATAGTTCTTTAGTTCTTTTTTCTTGAAACTTATTAAGTGGTTTAGTTTTAATATCTGTTTTTAAATCTTCTATAACACCATCAATTTTTAATATTAAATTATTATATGATCCTTGTGATGCAAACATTCCTAATTCTTCTGCATCTTTTCTAAACCTTTCATAAAATTTTCTTACTGCAACAGCCGCTTGTTTAATAGATGGATGTAATCCTGCATCATTAAATATATCATTATCTATTACTGCATCATGTACTTTGTCATTAAATTCAGGTTGAGTATATTTATCAGGATCTTTTTGTTGTCGTCTATTTAATCTTTGCATTGCATTTTCATATGCATCAACAGCTTTAATTCTTCCTACTTGCATATTCATACCAAGTATTTGTTTTCCATTTGCTTTGTCTGTTCTGTATAATTCAAATGCTTTATCTAATTCATCTTTAGCCATTATAAATTCAGCGTTCCATTTTGTTTCTGCTTCTACTAATGCTGACTTCATAGGAGGTAATCCTAATCTTTCTGCTCTTTGACTTGATGCATAATCTCCTATTAATCTTTGTGCATCCATAGCAATAGATGGATCACTTTGTTTATTTATAATTTTTCCAAAGTTAGTAAAATTTTCTAATACTTTAAATATAGCTTTTGGCCCTGATAAATCTGTTTGTCTATTTACACTTACTGCATCTTTTAGTTCTGCAAGTGTTAAAGCATTTAATCTATTTTCATATGCAACTGCATTTTCTTTTTGACCTTTTCTAAAATATAAAGTTCTATTAATTTCTTTCTTCATTAAAAATGAAATGTAATCATCTACAGTTTTAAATTCACTTTTAGCTAAAGGAACAATACCATCTATATTACTATACATATGTTCATTTTTATAATACTTAGCCCTTACTGCTGTTTCATTTATTTTAACTGTATTTGTTTGTGAGTCATATGATGCAAGTCTTTCAAATCCACCCTCTCCTTTATTTGTTTTTACAACTTCTACTTTGGCTTCAGCCGCATCATCTCCTACACGATAGTTAAAACCATCTGCTTCAAAATCTCTTCTACCCTCTGTTTTATGATGTGCTTTAAAATATTTTTCTGTAATTTTATTTATACCACCTTTATCTTTAATAGTTTTAGATACAGCATTTCCTAATGCACTTCTTTCTCTACCTGCTCTTCCTAGTAAACCAGTTAATGCTCCACCAAATAAACCTGCTGATGCTATGTAACCTATAGTTTCTTGTGATGTAGCTGTTGGATCAAGATTTCTTCTAATAGGTTCTGTAGCACCTACTAGCCCCATAGATATTAATGCACCTCTTCCTGCTTTCTGTGCAAATGACATACCTTTAACAAGAGGTATTGGTACAAAATTTTCTGGATTAGGTAAGTTACCTAATAAACCTGCACCTATATTTCTAAGAAAACCATCACTTGTTTCTAGTCTATTTCTTCTTGCAAGGTTAGTATCTATTACTGCTTTAATAAAATCATGATGTTCTTTGTTTCTTACTTCTTTAAACTCACTAACATATTCTTCATAACCAGCTAAATTATTTTTTTCAAATGGATCATACAATGGATCAATGTCTAAACTAAAATTAAAATCATCTTTAAGATTATTTCTTTGAAATATTTGCCCTACCCAGTTAAGCATAAACTCATCTCCAACATCATCCATAAATCCTTGTGGTGTTGAAATGTTAGCTGTTCTGTTTAATGGTAATCTTGAAGTAACTGATCCTACATCTCTTCCAATAGTTAGATCAATATCTTCTGGTGTATAAATATTTTCTAATGGTTCAGCCATTAATCTATACCTACTATAAAGTTATCTGCTGGACTTTTTCCTGTTAAAATATCTTTAGCTTCTAATGCGTTCATTTGTCTATCTTCTTCTACAGTTAAACCACTTTCTAATATTCTGTTATCATCTTTAAATTGTAGATTTTGTTTTTTTGCTTTATCAATAGAAGATTCAAATTCTTTTGATCCTATCATTAATGTTTTTTTAGTTGTGTAATCTAACTTAGGATCATATAAAATAGGAATACCATTATCATCTGTAAGTATAGTTGGTATGTCGTTTTCATTCAGGTGTACTATATTATATTTAGGACTACCCTCAGTAAATGAAGATGGTTGTAAAAATATATTCTTACCAAACTTATATTGAAAAGGATTTTTCTTAGTAGTTAAACCTACATCTTGTTTATATTCACTAGATGATTTAACTAATTCATTAATAGGTTTTTCCATCCATTCTACAGTTTCTTTTCCTTTAGCATTTGGTAGTGCAAAGTATTTACTAGCTGGTAAATAAACAAATCTTTCACTAGGTAAACTATTCCAGCTTTTATCAGATGGTGTTTCAAAAGATGTAAATGTATATTTATCAAATCCAAATTGACTATCAGGACTCATTATCTTTTCCATTGATTGTTTTACATAAACATCAATATCACTTTTAGAATTTATTAATCCTCCACCATTAAGTACCATTCTATGTACATCTGTTTTTACTAACTCATATATTTTACGAGAAAATATTGCATCATCAAACATCCAATCAGAAGCAACATGGCCCTCTATTTCTGACATAATTCTTGCATTAAGATCAGTTTCACTTACTTTACTACCTGAATTAATTAAATGTTGTTTCATATTACCGCTTTTAATATTACTAGATTCTCGTTTATTATAATAATCAACAGTTAAAGCTATTGCTTCATTAACTGGCATAATTGTAGAATAGTTATCAATAGTATTTATCTTAGCTATTGTTTCTTCTTTTAAATCTAACAAAGCCATATTGCTAAGTTTCATTGTAGAAGTAAAAGCATTTTTGCCATCATTAGATTTAGTTCTAAATGATGTAGTCATATTTTGTATTGCAGGTATTAAACCATTATTAAAGTAAGTTTGTATTGCTTGTTGATTGTTTCCAGTAAATGCAGTTTCAATTTGATTAACAAGATAATAAGGTAATTGATTTGTTGTTCTTAAAACATATTTAACAAATTCTAAATCTTCATATGCTGACATATTAAATGTTTCAATAGGTTGTACTCCTGTTAGATTATTATATCCTGATGCTAGTAATTCAATACTATCAGGAGTCATTAAACTTTCTTGTATTTCTTTTTTAGATAGATCGCCAAAATATGGTGGCATACCTGTAGGGCCATTAGCCATAGCATTAGATAAATGACTATTAAATAAATTACCTTTAATTTTACTATCAAGACCACTATTAAAATCAGTTCTTATTTTAGATACTCTTAATGCCATATTACCTTGTGCAGTAGCATCATTGTTAAACATTTTAGAAATCTCAGTATTTTTAATTACAGTACCATTAGATAATGTAATTGATTTAACACCACCTTGTAATATTTGTTCAAACTTTAATAAATCATCTACAACTGTCTTTTGATCATTCGCACTTAAATTAATATAATCTTTTGGTATAATAGTTTGTAAAGTATTAAATGCTTGTTGAGTATTATTTAACTGACCTATTGTTAAATCTCCAGAAGCTACTGCATTATCATTACCCTCATCTTTATATGTATTTATAAAATCTTTAATTTCATCTTCCTTTTCTGCTAATACTTCTTTTGATGCACCATTAATTAATAATGAATCATACTCATTTGTCTTTATTTTTAATCCATTTGTATATTCAAGGTTTTCTCTTTTTTCTTTTCTATCTAAAAATTTAGATTCTACTTGAAACCAATGTTGCTGTGTTTGATCGTTACTGTATGTATTTACTAATGTTTTAAATTTAGGTTCTAAGTCTGTAAGTATAGGTTCTATTCTTGCATTAACTATTTCTTTAAATCCATCTCCATCTCTATTTTCTTCTATTGCACTTGCTCTTTCTTCTATAATAATATTTCTAATTGTTGATTGAACCTCATCTTTATATTTATTAAATATATTTTTTTCATATGCTTCAGCCGCACTTTTATTTGTAAACTTACCAATTTTTAATTCAGGTACAGGGCCAGTAACAAATTGTTTTTCTACTCTGCCATCAGGTAATGTTACTTCTTTTTCTACTTGTGAGAATACAGCATTTTCTGCCGCTTCTTCTCCTATTTTCTTTCCATACTTTTGTAATGTTTTTAAACCTTGATCTGCAAATTGTGCAGTTAAATTATTAAGAGCATTAGCTTGTGTAAGTGATGCATCAGCTAAAGAGGCAAATCCACTACCTCTATTAACTCCAATCATCTCAGAGTATTTAACTTCTGTTTGTTCTTTCTTTAAAGCCATTAATCTAAAAACCCTGCTTCATTTGCTATTGGATAAGCACCCATAAGTGATCTACCAATAGTCTGTAATCTATTTGATCTAAACTTAGATTCAGCCGCTCTACCTGATAAGTCTGCTTGTGCTTGACCATACAATGCCGCTAATCTTTTTTCTGTGCCTTTTAGTTTAAGTCGTTGTAAATCTTTCTTAACTATTTCTTTATTAGATTTTAAAAAAGCTCGATAAGATGAAGAGTCTGTAGTTATATTCATCTTACTAAACAATGCTCTGTTTTCATTTAACTGTGATAAATATTTTCTTTTTCTATCATTCTCAGCTTGGATAGTTTCTATCTCAGCCGCATCTGCCTGCATTTTAAATTGTTTCTTTTGGAACTCAGCTTGTTGTTGCTGATATATCATTGCTTGTTTTTGGGCATTGATACTCATCATTGTACCACCAGCTATTAAACCTATCTGTGATACTGCCGCTAATGTTGCGGCTGTTCCTGTAGAAGCCCCCATTGTTACAAATACTGCTGGATGACACATTAGTAATATACCTCTGTTGTTAAGCCCAATATCCTCATAGGTACTGGAACTGATTGACTTATTTCTAAATTTGGTTCTAAACTATAACCTAACACATATACCTCTTTCTTACCTGTAAAACTTTCTATACCGCTAGATGTATTTAACGATACTGTTGTTAGAATTACATCATTAGAATTAATTTGTATATTATAAGTTGAAGATAACTCTACTATAGCTTTACCTATTTTTCTAGGATGACCAGTAAGTTGTCCACCCTGAATAGTCGCATCTATTGGTAAAGTATGTACTGTTGGGCTATATAATAATCCTATATCACAAGCACTAATAGGTGTATCAAAAGATACATTTCCATTTGAATCTACTGTGCCATCTCCATAATAGAATATATTACCACCCTCTGTTGATCCTGCTGTTGCATGAACTGTTTTTCCTACAAGATTAGGTGTTGAATTAAGACCTGAGAATACTTTGCTAGTAACAAATTGTAATGCAGTATTATCTGCTTGAGATACTGATGCACTTATAACGATAGTGTATTCTCCTGAATTACCAGTAGCAGTTGCAGACTGTATCGTATAGGTTGTACCTGATCCTCCAAATTGAAATGTTTCTCCTTGACTTGGAGCATTTGTAAATCCATCAGCTATAAAAGTTGTAGAAGAAGATATAGCACCTTTAACTAATGGTGTTCCATGTGGTTGATAACTTCCTGATATAGTTTTAGTTACTGTACAATCTGTAGGTACATCAAAGGATGTATTAGAAAATTGTTCTAAATTATAAACATCACTTCCATTTATAGTTCTTTTTACTACTGCATAGATATTACCAGTTGTACAAGCAACAGATTCATATGTTCCATCTGTACTCCATAACACCCATCCTGCTATCTTCTCTGCTCTTTGAGAAGTAAATACACCTATTGTTCCATCAGTATTAACTAAGAAGAAAAACTGTTCTGTTCTTTCTCCTATAGATGTAATAGTTGCGGAATCAATAGGTGTATCTATTAGGTGGGAGCTAAGCAAAGAAATACTATTAGAAGTAAATTCCTCTGCACCACTATTGAAGAAAAACTCTCTTACTGTTTTTCCATTATTTTGTATAAATATAGTTGCACCATCAAATCTTTTTGGCATAGCTTTTACCTGTATGCCTAAACTTGATTGTCTAATTATTTGTATATCAGTTGGTGTAATAGGTTTTGATACTTGTGGTTTTAAAAAAAATTCTCCTGTACTTGTAAATATTTCTAATGTCTTTGAAGATGTTAAATGTCTAATTTCATTAACTTGATCTGAAGCTATTTGTATTTGTACTGAGTCTGCATCTTCAGCAGTACCAACATCAAAATTAAAAAAGTCTGCTACTTTACTAGCTTGTATTCCATCAGGTAAAGCTGTTACTCCACCAAAAAATAATCTTTGTTCATGAAATGTAACTGTTCTTGGAAAACCATTTACTGCACTAAATACTTGTTCATCCCATACTGTAGTAGGAGGATGTCCTGCTATAGTAACTCTTACACCTCCACCATCTACTGATTCATTTGCAGTATCACTAGAACCTGCTGTAAACTCATAATGATTATCATCTATTACTGTAATAGTTCTTGTGCCATTCATATTACCTGCCGCTAAACCATTACCATCAGGATCAAATATATCTTCTGCTCCAGCTATAACTATACTAGCACCTGTGCTAAATCCATGTTGTACATGAGTTACATTAACTACTCCTGATCCTTGTGAAGTTGCAAATGGATCTTCATCTAAAACTATTTCAACATCTTTTTCTAATGTAGCTGTAACTTGTGTAGAAGATGTATATCCAGTAATAGTAAGTTCTGATCCATGATACCTTAACTTCATACCTACATATGATGAAGTAAAATATGCTGAAGATGTAGTAACAGTAACACCTGATCCTGCTGTAGCTGTACTAATATCTAATGTAATACTATCATCTGCAAATTTAAAATATGGTTGAAATGTGTCTGCTCCATTTTGACTTTGTTCAAAACCAAATGCAGTTCTTGTAAATGTAGTTGCTCCTACTCTAGTAATAACTTGTGGTACAAAATTTTCATGTACTATAATCATGTTATCTCCTGATTGAGTATAGTTCATTTCAAATAACTCTGAAGTAACCCAAGGGCATGATGATAATGTTGCTACTAAAGTACCATTAGTAGAATAAATTTTTAATGCTTGGTTTTGAAAAGCAAATACATATTCTTGTGATTCATTAAATATAAATGGTTCTATTCTTGAAACAGCACCTAAGTCTGCTCTGTAAACACTACCACTTCTTCTTTCAATACCACCCTGATTAACTGGTATTACATTTCTTGCTTTTTTTAATCCTTGACCATAAGCCGCTAGATCAACACGAGATAATATTTTTGGATCAAGTTCTCCTCTTAAGAAACTAGCTTGATGAACCCTTTGTCTTGCCATAGTTCATCCTATCTAATTCCGCTCAACGCTGTATGATTTCTAGTATTTCTAAATCTTTCTACTTCCATTCTTCTTGTAGTTTGTGCTTGTGCATCTAGTCCTTTTGCTATTGCAAGTTGGGCTATTGCTCTCTTATGATACAATTCTGATAATTGATCGTTTCTTGCTATTGCTCCTGCAAATAAAGACGCCAGTTCGAAAACCAGCGTCTGTTTGAAGTATGGAGGAAAATCACTCTCACTAGGTTGGAAAGTGTAATCTGCAATAACAATATCACTAGATGTAGTATCTGTAAATAAATTTTGTCCATATCTGT